CAGCTTAATATTAGTGCCGTCTTTTTCTAAATTAACGTCTATTCCTTCAGTATCTATTTTTATCTTTTTCTTTGCCATCTTAAAATTCGTTTATTAACACAATACTTGTTTTAGGGTATCGTTTACAAATATTTACTACCTTTTCGTAATCGGCATTATTATTCAATACTAAGCACCCCTCACTCCAACCGCCTATTCTTGTCGCTATTTGTTTAGAACCTTGGTTATATGTAGCACCGTGAATATTCATGTAAATAATATCTTTTTTTATCTCGGTGGTAGGATTTGTTTTAAGGTCGTTTGTAAAGTCTCTACGATATGGAACTCCTTTCATTTGTCTAAGTGCTGGCATTTTGCCTTTATGAAGCCCATAAGCATACGAATCATAATACCATGCTCCAGCTTCCATAACAGCAGTACCTTTGTTTCCTTTGTTGGTAGTGCATGAAGTAACCATTATAAACTGATCAAGCTGAAACATATATACCTTGTCATCGAAACGGTCATTAGTATCTTCTTTTGAACGTACAAATAACAACCAAGGCTCACCAGGAAAACCATTAAAAGACGGTAGCGCCTTTACATAATCTAAAAGCTCTTTATCTGTATAACTTCTTACCATAAATTATTTTTTCGCTAATTTACGACTTTTACTTTCAAGTACTGCAACCGTATCATTTTTTTCACTTGGTAACGGTGGCTGCTTTTCCTCAATAGGCTGCCTATTAATTGTTTCGTTTTTTTCTAAGCAATTGTAAAGTCTGTCTTTAACATCTTGCACCTCAAAGTGTGTGTACGTTAGCCATAATGCAAGAACTCCTAATGCTCCATGCTTTTTAATTACATCAATAAATTGTGTTATAGGTATCATTTTAATTAGTTTTCAGTTGGTGGAAATGGTGCAGGCTTAGGCTCAAATGGACTCAAAGGAATATCCAACAAATAACTCCATTCAGTATTTGCAATATCAGCCGCATCCTGTTCACTTAAAAATAAAAAATATACATCATTAATATCTTGAACGAAATTAAAAAATGTATCAGCATCAAAGAACACTCCCTGTAGTTCTTGTGCTGTTTGGTTTGTTACTATTCTACCTTCCATTGTTATTTAAAATTATACGTTTCTACTTAATGCTGTTTGATACGTGTTTACAAGAGTATAAAAGTTAGCTGCTTCTGTATCTGTTAATCCATCACCTATTGAAGCGAATGCACATTGTTTGGTTGTAAATGCGGCTGCTGTACCTACGTTATTATATGCACCTATATATGTATTAATGTTTGGTAATGCATTTGATATAGCAGTTCCATTTACCAATTTAGTTCCTTGTTTCCACCCATCAATATCATTTGAAGATTGTCTATTGGCAATATAAAAACCTCTTGAATCTAAATCAGTAGCTGTAGTAAATCCAGTTTGATTTATTAAAAAATATGTCGTATTACTTGTTCTTATTTCAAGTAAAGAATAATTAGTGCCTGGTTGCATTACTCCAATTTCTACTTCTGCTCCATTGCTATTAGTTCTTGAATAGTAACTTAAATGCGCTGAATTTAATCCTAATGAAGTAGAAAATTTTAAAAATGTATCTGCATAAGTATTTAAAGGCGTCATTCCTGTTGAACTATGTGTCCATCCACTTGCAAAAGTTAATCTAAATGCAGCATCTAAATCTCTTGGGTCTTTCAAGTTCCATTTATGACTTGAAGCAGAACCACCTACTATTGGATATATAGCTTTGAACTTAGTCCAAATGTTATAGCCTTTCAAGTCAGTTACCAAAGTATTTATAGCACTTTGTTGAGTAGGGTCTGTTATTGAAGCCGCTGTTATAAATGCTTGTGCATCGGGGTCTGTTGGTGGTGGTGCTGGAGTTCCTACAATATCAGTTGCACCAGCCGAAGAAACAGAATAAACAGAACCCCAACCGATAGCATTATCAGCACCTTTTCCCCATCCTATATTGTTATTTGAGGCACCATCGCCCCATCCATTTGCATTTGCCATAATTACGTTGTTATATCACCGGACAAAACCCATTCGTTAGTATCTATCTTTATTAACTTTGCTTGTGAATATTGTGCCGAAAGTTTATTTTTTCCACCCGAACTACGCATTGTAACACCAGCTGTTGGGGCTACCGTAGTTTGACCAGCGCCATATTGAATAATAATAATTTCAGTACCTATTAAAAACGCATGGCTGGCATTCGTTGGAATCCTTAAATCGTTAGCGCTGTTATTATCTACTTTGATAATTTTATTTGCATCGGCTAAAACTAAGTTATTCAAAGTCGAAGAATACGTATTAATATTCTTTGTTACTAATTCACTTCCTTTAATGTACTTACTTGCAAAAGTACCACCGCCAGTATCTTGTGCAATCGCAAGCCTATCCGAAGCATCTAAATTACTTCCTTTCGCTGTTAATTGACTTATCTTTACGTTCGCCATTTTGCTTGTTTAAATACGTTATTAATTTCTTTATGTTCTCTTGTTTCGGTTTATATTTCTTCATAAATACCAGCCTTGATAATTATTGTTTGTATCTGGATACATATCTCCATTACTGTTAGAATTGTACTCAGGAAATTTATCGTTATTAAAACTTATATGTTCAATAAATCTTTCAGTATAATGCTGTGCAATACTTCGCTCTTTCTCAATCAAAAAATCTATTTCGTTTTTTTCTACGTTAGTTGCGTTTTCTGAATTGTGTTTATATACCCCTTTATTCGCAATCGTATAAGCTGCAAATGGCAAATATTCAACCATAGCCCAATGAATAAGCATTTGTTTAATATAGTTAACCAACAAATTATTGTAGTCAGTAGGAATCGTATAAATCGCATCCACCGTAATTTCAGCATCGTCATTACCACCGTCAATTACAATTACATCTCCTACTTTATAACCCGTTCCGGCCGTGTCAATATCAGCATCCGTTACAAGTCCACCCGTATCTGTAATATCTAAAGTTAAACCCGTTCCAGTACCGCCCGTAGTAGTAACACCCGTTGCAGTAGTGTATCCCGTTCCTTGGTCGCTTACTGTTATCGTAGTAGGTATTCCTGAAGAAGCTAACGTTATTTCAGATTGAATCTTTTGAAGTAAGTCCGTTCCTAAATAATTTTGAATGTGAATGTCTTGAGCTATTTTAACGTACTGAATAAAATTATCAGTATCTACGTTGCCATTCATAGCAGTAAACTTTACAACGTCATTTCTTGTTATTAGTAGAGCTTCAGCCATTATCGTGTAATTTTTCTTTTAGGTTGTGGGTTACTTGGTAAAAATCCATAGTTAGGCATATCAACTGGTCTTTTACTTACTTTAGCATCGTTCTTTACAACGTACCCTAATTTTTCAGCTTTACGTACCGCTACTTGTTTTAATTCCTCACTGTTCACATCAATAGCTTTACCGCTAAATGTAGCGTACACTCTTTTATTCCAACGGTGATGACAATTACCACCGCCTTTATAAAACCAAATTGAATACGTATCTGCACCATTAGGTCCCCAACCAGCATTAACTACTTCAGAACCCATTTTAATAATATCTTCTTTACGATATATTTTATTAGCTGACATCATTTTTCTACAAAATTCACGTTCCGCATTTTCAGCACCAGCATAAACATACCGAGTTAGGAATTTAACACCGTCTATTACTTCGTCTTGTGCGCTTCTTATATTTGGTCTGTTGTCTCCAGTTGAAACTAAGTTAACTATCTTGCTCAAAAAAGACGTTTTAAGCTCTTTAGAGAGCGTTTCATTCTCTTTGTCGTCTAAGTCATAGTCAACAGGAAATTCATCTATTAGAATTGAGTTTTCGGGTTCGTCTTCACCTAAGCTAATTAATGCTTCAGCAATATGAAAATCTTTGCTTAATTCCGTTCCCGTTTCTTCAGCTACTTGTTCTTCAGTTTGTGCGTTTTCTAAATCTACAAACTCCAAAGGCTGTAATGTTTTAAAGAATAACTTTAAACTAACACCGTTGTAAGCTAAAATTTTATCAAAGGCTTCTATTATCTGGTCTTGAATAGGCTTTATAACCATGTTATCAAACAAAATAGAAGCGTTCTTTATCTCATCAGCATTAGAGCTAAATCCATTTGTAGAACCTAACCCAAAAAGCAAAGGACTTGTAATGTTGTGAGCTAACATAATCTTTTTAACGCATTCCTCACTTAAGTAAGTGTAATGGTCTGGCGCATCATTTAATGGCAAATCGTCAACAGTAGTTTTACTTTCTTGGTTATTGTTAAAAGCTACAATTACCTTTTGGCCACGTGAGCCAGTTAATTGACTTAAAACTTTTCCTTTAATTATTTGCTGTTGTTCTTCAGTCGGTACACCGTTGTTAAAATTTACTACCTTAGTTCCTGAAAAACCGTTTTGAACTTCGTTAATTAAATAATCAGCTATTTCCTCTTCTAACTTTGCATATGGTAACCCACCTTGATAGTCAGGTAAAGAATAGTAT